CAATTCCTCGACTGGGGTAGCCAAGTTCCCAGCAGTGGACGGCTGGCGAGATGTCCGATTTGTTGTTCGACTTCAAGGCGAACTGTCAGGCGGTGCTAACCAAGCCCGTGAATGGCGTGTTGACTTGCGTCGTGCCGACGGTACAACTCAACTGGCAGCAGCCACGAGGGTAAAGGTTTCCGGTACATCACTGGACAGGGGTGCAATCTCCTTGGACTCTTGGACCCACACCGTAACCGACCCCTTTACTGTGGATGGTTGTACCCTGTGGCTTGTCAATACCACCGGGGTTGATATGAACTTAACATTCCTTGAAGTTCAAATCAAGTTGTACACCAACTAAGTACAGCCGCCTTCGGGCGGCTTTCTTTTTGTCTGTCAATGACTTTTTGTGCAAAATATGGTAACATGAAGTCTACCCTTACTGGAGGCCCCTTTTATGACCGACGAACAAGTAATTGAGATCGTCCGTATGCTCTTGGGTGGTATCACCACCGAGGAGATTTCGGATGCGACGATCCTCTTCTTCTGGACCAAGTGGAAGTTGACGTATGACTTGGACAACAACCCGGATAAAACCCCACTGGCCCTGTACAACACCGTCGTTGACTGCGTCCGTTGGTTGATTGTTCAGGAAGTTTCCAGCGGTGCTTCATCTATTCGTGAGCGATTCGAGAAAATCGGTGACGAGACTATTTCCATCAAAGGCGGATCAAGCTGGGAATCATGGAAAGACTTCCTTGACTGGCTCGAACTGAACCCGGATTATGTTGACCCATCCCTTGGATTCAACAATGCCCTCGTGATCATTGGTGGTGTACGTAAAGATGAATTCTTCCGTGTGAAGAACAACCCTAACTCTGTGAACGGCTTTATGGAACAGGGTGTGTATCCAACCCCGGCGATCCCTAAGCAGTCAGCATGGCCTTGCAGCCAAGCGAGACGCAGTCCTTGGATGGTTCGCTAAAGCGTTGACTTTGTTGCTTTTGCTAACCTAATGTGGTAAAATAACTTTCATGGGGAAATACCGTGGCAAAGAAGTCGTTCACCGACATCTCTGAACTGAAGCGGTATTTCAGCCAACTCTCTGATTTAGCTGAGAAAGAAGTGGAATCTGGTTTTTACGACGAGAAACACTATTCTGGGCTGAACATGGCGACTCTTGCCGCCATCCATGAAGAAGGCTGGAATAACCTTCCTGAGCGTAACTTCATGTTCTCAACCTCCCTGCACTTCCAAGAAGGTCTCCTGAAGCATATCAAACGAATGCACAACGGGATCATCCAAGGTCGCCACTTCAGTAGCTACTTGGAGAAAATCGGAAAGGACGCAGCAGATAGTATTCGCTTCACGATCTCCACTGGGACATTCAGTAACCCTAAGGTATCAAAAGACTGGGCGAGCTACAAGGGGTTTGACGACGCAATGATTCATTATGGTGACTTGTCAAGTGCGGCAACGTACAAGGTTGTCAAGTACCAAGGCAAATAAGGAGTGACTGATGGCGATGCCAAGAGCTTATTCGTTGCTCTCAAGCCGTAACAAACTCATTCCTCGAATCGAGGTGCAATGCAGGAAACGTGAGTGGGTCAAGACAGACCCTGACAGTCCGTTCCTGAACGGCGGGCGAGAGGTGGTTTACACCCCCTTCACTGCCGTTGAATGCACTATCCAACCGATGCGGGGCAAAGCCATCCGTGACCAGAACAACCAGTTGATGATCGGCGGTGAAGAGGACTATGACTCCTACACCGTTTACTCTGAGACTCTTTTGTTCCGAGCACGAGAGGGCACAGAGCATCTTTCTGATCAGATGTTGCTGCCGGACTCCGGAGGCGGGCAGACGTGGTTTACCGTGATGAAGGCAGATATGTATCCGTCTTCCGGTGTGCCTCGCTACCGATACTACCTGATCGCAGTTCCAGTTGGAACTGAGGGAGGTCTGTAATGGCAGACCTTCTGGACTTTACAAATTCAGATGTCGTGATGGGAGCACTGACCAAGGCAATCGGTCGTCTCTGTTTGGACGTAACGGGCTATGATGTCGTTGAAGCTGATGAGACCATTCCAAAACCGGAAGGGCCTTACATCCTCGTGGACCTGTCATTGCTTACCCCTCTCGACTGGGCAACTGCTGAAGTGGTGGATGAAGACGGAGTCGTGCATACGGCCCACAACTACACCGCCAGCTATACCCTCACCGCTTACCGTGGGAAACCTCACTGGGCACTGTCCCGGGTGCATCAGGCATTCGGCCTGCCGTTCCTTCGTGAGAAATACTTCCCGACGGGTTCTCCCTATGCGTACTCATCCACATCGAATATTGCTCGAATGCGTGTCCCGCTGAACCAGCAATTGTTCGAGAATCGGGCGCGGACCATTATCACCTTCAACACGACGTTCGTGGAGAAAGATATCGGTACGTTCGAGGATATCGAGCACATTGTCATCGGGATCGAAACCGGGAACACGTCTGGCCCACCTGTTGGTATTGAAGCAGACTATGACGTGGGTGTCAAGCCCGGCGGTGATGATCCTGGTCTACCACCAAAGCCAAATCCTCCGATCGTCTACAACGACAAGATCGTGTCGGTTTGTTTGGAAACTCCGGTTATTGATAAGCCAGCGCTTATCAGTGACAAGACGGGGGAGTAATCCCCCACAAATTGGCACATTCGTGCTGGTCAATAATCGTTCAGAAGCAGAGGACACAAAATGGCTGAATATCAAGACAAGGTTGTTGACGTTGAGGTTAGCCTTGGCACTCAACCAATCGACACCGTTGGCTTTGAAACCCCGATGTTCCTGGCAATCCACAACAACTTCCCAGAGCGTGTTCGTTACTACGTGTCCACTGAAGGGATGGTTGCTGATGGGTTCGCTGTAGGCTCCCCGGCGTACCAGTTCGCCACCAACGCATTTTCAGGGAACTTTGCCCCTCGCCGTGTTGGTATCGGACGTATGTCTAATAGCTCTACCAAGGTGGATTTCACCGGGACCACAAACACCGAACAGGTTGTCGTTAATATCACCTTGAATAAGATGGTCAAGGCTGTTAAAATTAACGTACTGCCTGGCAACACACCTGCCCAGATCGCTACGGCGCTGGCAGACGCAATCACCAACGATGCTGACCTGACCGGGAAAGTTACTGGTGTTGCAACTGGCACTTATGTGACAGTGACCGCAGTTGACGACAACATCGTTAGCGTTGGTAAAGGCGCGGGCACCTACAAGATCGTTAACGACTCTGCTGAGACCGTGGCGACTGTTCTGCCTTCCGTCATCGCTGAGAACCATAACTGGTACTTCCTGGCGACAGAAGCCCGTGCTGATGCAGACATCGTTGCTGCTGCTGAGTTTGCTAAGGCGAACTACAAGTTGCACATCTACAACTCCACGGATGCTGATGCATACGCCCCTGAGAACTCATCCTCTTCTGTGTTTGACACGCTGAAGGCTCTGAGCTACGACTCTCTGGGAACTTCCGATGCTGGCGCTGACGTAAGCTTCACTGAAGGTTCCGTTATCGGCGCGATGGCTGCGAACGACCCATCATACGGCGACTCTCTGCACCTGAAAACGATGCCGGGAATGACCCCGTTTGTTGGATCAGACACCCAGCGCTCAAACGCTTGGTCTCGTAACGCCAACATCTACCGCAGCCTGTACGGCACTGGTAGCTACATCGAAGGTAAAACTTCATCCGGTCAGTACGTTGACGTGATTCGCTTCTCCCACTGGGTTAAGTTCCGTATGGAAGAATCCGTGTTTGCGTACATGAAACGCCGTTCTGACATGGGCCTGTCCATGAAGATGAGCGACGAAGACCTTCCAGTTCTGAAGTCTGTACTGATGAACAACCCGATCAACATCGGTATTCGTAACGGTGCTATCCTGACTGGTTATGACACTACAAACAAAGTGTCTTATGACCCGACGATCACCATTCCGAAACGCGCTGAGATCCCGACGAATGACCTCGCTGCACGTATCCTGCGTGACGTGAAGGTAGAGCTTGTGTACAACAACTCCCTGCACTACGTCAAGATCCGCGCCGCCGTTGTACTGGATCGTCCGGCGGGCCAGAGCACTAACGCTCAGACCCCGATGACCTCTTCTGCTGTAGGAGTGTAATAGATGCTGAACCAATCCAAAATCCTGACGCTTCAGGCGTATGACCCGGCAAAAGTCTTGGTCTTCATTGGTGGACAGCGTGTTGCTGGCTTCGCAGCGGATACGAAGATCGTTATCTCTCGTAACAACGACAACATCTCCGTCCATGCGGGCGTAGATGGCGAGATCAGTAACGCCCTGTCCCGTGACAACACCGGGGTAATGACCCTGTCACTCCAGAACACCGCTCCTTGGAACGGCTATCTGGCCCAGTGGCAGCGCCAAGCCAACGTAACTGGCCTGATTTACCTGCCAGTCCAAGTCGAAGGTTCTCAGGGTCTGTCCCTGAACACCATCGGTTGGATTCAGAAACAGCCTGACCTGACCTACGGTTCCGAAGTTGGTCAGATGGACTGGGAAATCGGCGTACTGGATGCGTGGCTGTCTCCTGATCAGATCCAAGGTGCTGTCGCAGGCATTACTGGTCTGGTTGGTCTGGACCAATAACAACGTGAGCCACAGGGATGTGGCCTTTTCTCACGGCATGGATTTTTCAACAGAAGACACAGGAGTGTATCATGTTTAAGGTTAAGAAGTCCACAGACATTATTCTGTGCGGCGGAAAGCGCTTTACAATTTATCACTGGTCACCAAGCCAAGTGATTCGTAATATGCCTAAGATTGGTCGCCTGGTGGCAGTACCGATGGGCACAATGGCTGGTTCTGCCTTCTCCGGCGGTCAAGGTCTGCAAGACGCAGTACCAACAGCGATCCTTTATATCCTCGACCAAATTGAGGATGGCGGTCAAGAGATTCTGGACCTGCTCTTGGAAGGGATCGAAGTAGACAGCATGGGTGGCCCAATCGACATCGACATCGTTTTCGAGGACCACGTTGAAGACCTGATCACTCTGCTGAGTAAGGTGGTTGAAGTCAACTACGGTTGTTTTTTCGGAAAGAGCGGTTTCGGGACCATCGACACATTCCTCAAAAAACTGGGGCTGGCACGAGCGGTGGATCAACTGGACGAGACGAACCAGACGGAAATCTGATCCCGCTGAGTACAGTAGAGAAGGCAATCGAGTATGCACGGAAGCACTCATCTCTTAAATGGTACGACTACCTCACTTACCGGGTGATGGAGCGATTCAAAGGTGTGAATGAACTCACCATTGAGGCCGGGGATATGGAAGACCTTCTGAAGAAGAATGAGTATCTTGATATTCAGGACTTCGTTCAGGAAGCCCAGCAGAAG